GGCATTTTTATTTTCAGGTTGTTGACTTAAAATCTTGTCGTAAATTTCTTTAGATTCTTTAAATTCTTTTTCGTAACCGATGACAGTAATATTTAGTATGTCATCTCTTAAATCATTTATTTCTATCCCGTCCCTTTGAATTATACCGCTGTAGAATAAAATATCATCTTCATCGTAAAAATTAACTTTGCATTTGATATATTTATTTTGCGTATATAGATGGAAAAAATCGGACAGCTTAGTCCCGTTGTAAATATCATTCGCACAAGATAAATTTATACTTGAACATTTGGCATAGATACTGTTCTCTGTGTCAACCCCTTCAAATTCATAACTAAATTCTGACATTCCGTCTTTTAAAAGATAATCATATAAATCCAACTGCTCTGACGGATAAGGAACCCCCGTAAAGAAGTTTATATTCTTATCTTCTTGCCCTGCAAAATTATATCTTAATACTTGTATTCTCATTATACCCGAATGTATCTTTCTGCTGAATTATATTTTTCAATCCCAACTTTTAAATATCTCTGGTCAATATTTGAACTTACATAAATATTAATCGGATTGGATTTATTTAAAGATTGATTCATTAATTTATTTGTCTGTGAATTATTATAAATCATCCCACCCGATCCTGACATTCTTAATAATTCCGGGCCTTGTTCCCCTACCAAATAAGTTCCGCCTGCATTAACCATTCCACCTGTTGCTCTTGCTCCAAATGCCTTTGATATAACGCCGCCGCCCGGTATAAATGAAAGTATTGATCCAACAATATCCATAATTTGGAATGCCGTATTAAACCCCGCAAGTAATTTGCCTACAAAAGTATCAGTACCAACATTTAAGGTATTCATTAAACTTGAAATGTTATTATAGATAGTTTCTGAATCTGAAAGTAATGTTGAAGATTGTTCTTCTGTCGGTTGATCTAATGCTAAAAAAGATTGTAATTCTTTATCGGTCGGAATTAAACTCATCCAGCTTGTATCAGTAAGCCCTTTGTCATCTTTCGTATGCGGAACTTTTATTTTCGTTAGTTTAAGAAACTCCGCCTCACCTCTTGAATTAATTGCAAGTATTGCTTCTTTAATTCTTAACTTTTCAAGTTCTGATTCTGAAAGTCCTTTATCTTTTGTAGTTGAGCCGCCTTTTGAACTTGTTTTGTATGTTTTTTTTGTGCTGCTATCTCTATTTTTTATGTATTCTTCCTTAGACGGTAAATTAACTTCTAACTTTTTTTTCTCTGCATCTTGTTGTTCAAGAATATTTATTCTTGCATCTATTCTCGCTTGATCTCTTACATCTTTATCGTGTTCTGTTAAATTGTTTGTAAATTCTAAATAACTGTATAAAGCATCTTTTAAAAAACTTTTTAAATTTTCTGCTGCTTTTGCTACATCTGAAATTAAAGTTCCAAATGCTCTCCCTAAGTCAGCAGTCGCACTTGTTAAACCCGGCATTGCATTTTTTAGATTTACATTTTCATTTACAGCAAGACCGACATTTGTCGCAAAGGTATTATATAAATTACCAAGATTAGCAATGACATCCGCATTAGATTGCTCTTTCTTCATTACGTCATCTATGGTTATTCCCTTAGCTTGTATTATTGCCTGAAGTCTTAACTGTTGCTGTGTCTCAGCGTCTAAGTCATCTATATTTTTTACATTATTCGGAAGTAATTTCTCAAGTTCTTTATTATATTCTTTAACCCCAATTCCGATTGCTCTTAATCCTTTTGCTGAACCGTCAGTCGCATTAATTACTCTTTCAAAATTATCTTGAACAGTCCCGCCGTATTTATCTGAAGCATCTTCAGCAAGTGAGAATAATAATGCTTGATCTTTTAAACTTACACCGAGATCACTAGCATAATTGCTTAACAGAATTAGTCCGCCGTCTGAAACAGTCCCTGCCGTTGCTTTTCGGAATAGCTCTAAATCCTGAGCGGAGCCTACAAAGTTACTACTCATTTCCTGGAACTCTGCACCCATTTTAAAAGAATCAACCCCAAAATTTACAATCCCTGCAGCAACACCCGCCAACCCCAAACTTAATATCGGCAATGAACTTGCTAATCCGGATATTTTTGTTTTAAAATTTTCTGTACGAGTGCTTACATCCTGAGTTGATTTACTTACATCCTGAGCTGCTTTGCTTACGGTTGTATAAGATTTTTTAAGCTGATCTATTCTTCCATTTAATGCAACTGTCCGAGCTTGCAATTTTATAAATGAATCGGAGTTCTGATTGCCGGACTTTGTCATATTGTCCATTGCAAGTTTAGTACCTGCAAGGACTTTTCTCAGTCCGGCAATTCCCTTGTCTTTATATTTTGCCTCAACATTTATAACTACATTCTCTGTCATCTGCTTAAACTCCTCGTATTGCCTAAAACTTTTCTTACAATTATGCTAAGATTCTTTTTATTGATTCCGAAAAACGGACGTGCTTTCATGTCTTTATTGCCTTGCTGTAAATATGCCCCTACCTCTGCGACTGTCCGGCCGCCTTTGTATCTGCGATCTGATAATTTTATAACAAATCCCCGTCCGTATTTTTTAACTACAACATCACTGAATAACTTTCCTGTATCTAAAAATACTCTTGAACTTTTTTTACGTTTTATTGTAGATGCTTTTAACGGAGCTACATTCCCGCCTGTATCATAGCGTTTCCCTTTATGAATATTATTCGTAATTGAATTAGCTATTAACTCCGCTATTAATTCAGCGTCTCTTTGCAATATCTTCTTACTTGCAATAGCTTCACTTAATCTTGCACTGCGATTGTTATCGTATTTATCTACTCGTAAATAATCTTTACTCGCCTGTACTTTAATTTCTAATGACATTATTCAGCATTATTTAATAATTCAAAATACAGCAATTCCCAGAAATCCAATTCAGTATATTTCTGCTCAACTTCAAATTTACATTGTCCGTATGTTTTTGCTATTGTATGAATCATGTTTTCAATCGTTAAATCTTCGTGAAGTTTATTTTTCTTTATTGTTTTATCTTTGAACGTTAAACTATTTATTACCTGTTGCGTTGCTGTTGCCTCTTTTCCTCATCGACAAAAAAAAATCACTTATTACTTGTCCTGCGAATAAGTAAAATTCATCCTCATCATAATTGAAAATAGAATAATCACCGTCAACAATAGCCGGGATTGACTTCCGCATTAAATCTTCATTGAAAAACAGATCGAGCATTACAGATTCATTTTGCGATTCAATAAAATTATTCAGCGTTGCAACTTCCGAATCAGTTTCGTACTGCTCAATCAGCTCTTTTAACTCCTGCTCTTTCGCTGTGAAATCCTCTTTGCGTTCTTTCATCCGTGCAATGTCAAGATTTAACTGCCTCAACTTTAATTGATACTGAAGCAGTATTTTTCTATCAATGCCCTTAGTTGATTCAAAGGAAAGTCTTGCAAGTTCTTTTTTTAACGGTTGCAAAATACGCAACTGTTTCAAGTTGTTTTCTTTTACAGTGTAAACCGAATCTTTGTATTTATATTCTCGCATTATTTTACAAGTTCAAATTTTCCTTGTCTGTTCAAATACTGAAAGAAGTTTTCATCAACTTCAATCTTATGATCTGCTTTCGGAATTATCTCTCCGCAGTTATAATGAACTCCGTCAATTCCCCATCCGGACGGCTCAAGGACTTTGATTTTTATTGCCTTTGATACTTCTTTTTTTTCTTCTGCCATTTTAATATTTTATTTTAAGTTTATAAAATTACACTTCAACAACTGCCTGCTGATCCGCTAACGGAATTGTTACTGCAACTGTCGGGAATCCGGTCAATGTTAACAGTGCTGAAATTGTTGCTAAAAATGTTGATGTTAAAGTCTGAGCAGCGTTTATTTTCAGTCCTGTAAACTCATACTTATTATTTACGCCGTCGCCAGGCCTTACAGAATTTAACTGTGCTGTAACTTCACCGAATTTAAATATCCACTGATACTTTGCATTGATGTAACCTCTGTAAATCATTTCAAGATAACGCTTACCTTTCACAGTGTGAGCAATAAAGTCCAGTAAGTCTTTATCTTCCTGCATTAAGTCAGCTGTAGTTTTGTAAGTGTAAGTGCTTGACACTTTCTGCACTTGTCCATCTTCGGATTTCTTTTCAGTTCTGTTTGCTTCCTGTGTTACGGATGAATTAGCAATTGCACCGAGATCAAGCGTTGTAGTTCCGGCTGAAGGCGTTGAGAATGATATTGTACCATTCCATGAAGTTGCAACACATTCCTGCAATACTAATTTATTACCGTCTGACGAACCGGGAATTGCATTTGGTTTTAATTCAATTGCCATTTATTTAACTCCTTAATTTTATTATTAAAATATTCCGCCCCGATTTCAATATCATTTTGAAGTTGAGACAGTCCATTTTGATAAATGTTTTTTAAAATGTCTATTTGTTTTTTAATTAGTTGTACCTGTGTATTTTTATTTCTGTTGCTGATTGTATTTATAAGATATTCGATTATTAAACTCCTGCCGTAAAACTGATTCGGAAATAATTTCAATGATTCAATTAAAAATCTTACAGGATCACGAAAGAAAAACCCACGCTTAATATAAGCAGTGTACATATTATTATAAGTCATTGCCAAATGTTCATGATTCAATCTGTCTTTCAATGCTTTCTTATAATAGCGGATTGCTTTATTATTTTTCCCTCTGACAAGTGCAAAGTTCCCTAAATGAAAGTTTCTGACTTCATTATCATAATCAGTTTTAATTATTCTTTCATTCCGGTCTAACTTCTTAGTTAAATCTTCCATTGACAAAGCATATCCAGTATGAATCAGTTTAGCATCACATCTTAAATAATTAGTCGGAGTTATATATTGGTCTATTGTTTCATGCAGTTTGTTTTTGTATTTAATCCCAATATGATTTTTAAAAAGTCTTGAACTCCAGATTTTATTCTGTGAACTATTTTTTTGTAACAATCCGTAAATTTCAGCAGTTAACTTATCAGCGTGTATCTGTTTTTCAAGAGCTTCATCGCTGTCAATTGTAAGAATATAATCACCCGTTGCAAATTGCAGTCCGTAATTTCTTGCTGCTGAAAAATCCTCACACCATTTGAAATGATGTAATTCAATACCTTCTATCTGTTTCAGGAATCCCAAATGTTCCTGAGTGCTTCCGGTATCAACTACAACTATCTGACTGCAAGAAGAACGAACTGAATCAATTGCATTAACTACATCTTTGTTGTTAATTGTTATTATGACTGCTGAAATTGTTTTCATTTATACTTCTGCTAAAGTTAAAGTTGAGTCAACTATAATAGTGCCTGTCAGATTTACATCTTCATAATTTTCAACATTTAAAATATTTGTATCACCGTAAGAGATCACATTTGTTTTTTGTGCATATTGTGTTTCAATTACTTTTGTATCTGCTTTTAAAAATGAATTGAATAATCTTACTGTATGAACTTCATCCGCAGGAGAATGTATAACGGATTTACTTCCGTAATTTTCCGCTCTTACATTTATTAAACTCATATCATAGATAGCCCGCTCACCTGTAAGTGCTAATATGCTACTCTGTAAATACAAAGTTCCGTAAATATCTGAATCATTAGTCATTAAAGCATTCCGTAAATAGAAATAAGTGTTTAATGAATTATCAGGATAAAGAACTGTGTCAGCTCCCGCTGTCATATTAACTGCATCTGCATCAAGTAAATAAGTCTCCCCGTCTGAGTCTAATGGACGCCCTGTCATTGTGTGCCCTTTGCTTCTCATTATAGCTCCGCCGCTATTTGCACCGTAAGAATACACACAAGCATAATTCGGAGAAGTTGTCATACTTTCATATCCTACATTTACAATTGAATTAAATTCAAAACGAAATAAAAACCCACCGACTAAATTAATATTCTCAAAAACACCATAGCCGTATATGTTACAAGTTATAGCAACATCGGTATAAAATAATGTTTCATAAATACCAAGTGCATAAGCATTTCCCGCCCCCGCATTAAACCAAATATCAACACCGTCTTTTAACAGAACTCTTTCAGATAACATCTTATCTACTACAATCATATTCCCGCTGACTGCGACTGCTAAGGCATCTGTTAAGGTTGTATAATTATCAGCGTCTACATAAAGAATAGTTTTGCCGAGTGAGGCAATTACAAAACTATTATTTTTAACTGCAAAATCTAAATAATTTATATGATTAGTTGCGTGAGTTGCATTTATACAAGGTATAGTTAAAACTTTATCGGATAACTGAATAACTAAATTTGAACTCTGTACATAATAATTCACTACTTTGCTCAAATTTATTAGATAGTTTATTCCTAAACTCACATCTGGAATAGTCGCTAATTGTCTGAAATAAAAAGCAAAGTAATTATCTAACGCCTGTCTACATTCAGTAATTGAACTGTAAGAAACATTTTCCGATTCGGAATAAACTAAATTTAATCCGTCCTGATAAACATAAGAATCTAAAACCGCCGTTGTATTTTGACTAATAGAATTATAAACCGATTCAGTTATAGTATTTTCTACTGTGCTTTCGGTTGTGTTTTCAGTCACAATATTTTCTAATACTATGTTCATTTACGGCTCAATATTTATTGTAATTATATATTGTGTTAATACCGAATCAGAAGCCCCAAAAGTCAAATTAAGACTGGCTATTCCTGTTTGGACATATGTCTGTATATTCATTGTATTATTACTCAGTCCCGTAAATGGTATATCTACTGCATTAGCTATTGCCCCGTTGTCAAATAATATTGGTTTATATTCTATTGATACTTTGCTTTGATCACCAAAAATATTCCCGTCAAAATTAACATTGTAATCACCCACTCCGCCCCTTGTCTTTGTTGTAACTGCATAAGCCGTATTATTAAAAAATGTCTTAACAGTCGGAGCTGAAGTTTGTTCCTGATTAACTATTAACTTCATTGAAGTCCCGAAAGTCATTGCCATCAATGTTCTGCCTGAACTTCCGCCATAACTCTTATCTTCAGTATAAGTTATTCCGTTTGTTGAAGTGTATAATTTAAATAAACTGTATTGTATGGTCGCAGGAACTGTAAACTCAACCGATGAACTTGAACCTACTACAAACACCCCCTGAATTACATAAGAAGAAGTGAAAGTATTATAGCGTAACTGTGCATGAGTAATATTATCCGGCGTTGAACTTGTCGGATCATTAGCCGGTTGCTTATATCCGTCATTTGATAATTTATCTAAATTAACTAATTCTATCATACTGATTCTGATTTTAAAATTATGCTGCTTAAATCTCTGTCGTAAATCCTTGATTCAAATTCAATTGCCGGTCTGTAATATTCATCTTCAAATCTGTCACCGTCAACAATTTTTATATCTCGAATATCTATTATGCTCAATGCACTTGTAATCCCACTGTCTCCATATTGCCGATTCGTTTTTATCATTCTGAAAAATTCAGTTAAGTATCTGTCAAAGTTTAATTTGTAAACTGTATTGTCTTTGTGATTAACTATGAATATAAAATCAATTCTATTGCTTACATTATAAATATTCTGAACTTCGTTACTTTCAATTGATACATCTTTAATGAAACACATATAATTTATCTGTGCTTGACTGGCCGGAAGTTCTGCAAAGTCATTGTCATCAGTTGCTTTATGAATTTTCACAGTTGAATCTAATCGTGCATTGAACTGTGTAAATAAATTACTTAAATATGATTCTGTAAGTGTTAGTATCATTTCATCATTGTTATTGAACGTGGATTACTTCCGAATGTATCTTCTTCATTTATTTCATCGCCGTAATTAACAACAAATTTAGCAAATTCAGCATCGTATCTTTTTTTAAATTCATTGTACTTACTAAAATACTGGTCATCTTCTTTTTTGTAATTCTGAAAATAAATTAATCCCCCCCATTTCAAAGCATACAATGTATCATATCCGGTTTCAGTCATTAAACTTGAATAGTCAAGTGTACCGGAAGGCACCGTGGCAGTTACCTTATACGCAGTGTATGGAACTGCCAGAGTTTGGCTTATAATACTGCCTACATCAGTCGTGCCTATTGTCATTGAATTTAATTCCGTGTAATTGTCTCCGCTGTCATTAGTCCCGTAAAGTGTTAATGTTTTATCAACTCCGGTCAAAACTTTTATATCAACAATCCAGCGTAAGCGTGTTAATTTATCCTCGCTTGAAATTGTTGAGCTTGCAGTTGCTGAAAGTGTAGTTCCTGATTCTCTTAAACTCAAATCATTCCGTGTAAATAATCCTTTGTAATTTGAATTTATAAAATCGTTTGCGACTTCAATTTCTGCTAAGACTTTTTGCTTATTGAAATTAGTTTCTCCGGTAAACAAAAGACTATCTAAGTTAGGTATATAACCGCTCAAGTAATCTTCATCAATATAATTTCTAATCATAGTTTTTTTAATAAAGCGGGGACTATCTTATCCCCGCTATTATTTTATTTTGTTATCTTTGCTCTGCTGTTAAATAAGCAGTCACGGTATTATCTGCCGCCGTTGTTGCAAATGTATAAAACAGTTTAACGTATCTGTTCACATTCTGCGGAAGTGCAAAATAATATTGTCCGGTTACGCCCGATGCAATTGTTGTAAGTGTTATAGGATTGTCAGTCACTGCAACTGATGCCGTTGATTTATGTCCAACTTTTACAACTAAAGTTCCGGTCAGAGTTGTTACATTTACAACGCCCTTAATTACACCGCCCTCACCCATTGCAGTCGATCCCAAGTCAATCTCATTCGTTGACGCTGTATTGGCTGCGGAATCTGCTACAATCTGAGCAGCTGAGAACATTAATTCAGCGTCGCTTAAAGTTTGCTTTGCCATTATATTTTTATAAGTTTAATTTTTAAAAAGTTAATTATGAAACAACCGCTTCAGTCTGTGTAATTGACTCATCTACAAGAATTGGAATACCGTCAAAGAATCTTGCTCTTTTGAAAATTTCAAGTCCTGTTTGCGGATTCTGATCAAATCCTGTAGTTCCCTTCAACGCCTGAACATAATTATAAACAGTCTTTGAACAGGTAATCAAATCACATTGGAAAGGCATCATTGCCGTTATAACTGAATTGATTAATGGAATTGTCGGCAAGTGTGTAGAATCAATATTGCACAATCTTCCAACGCTTCTGCTGTCGTAAATTGCAAGTCCCGGTTTAAATTCAAATACAGTTGTATATACCGGATATTTTGCAGTTGTGCTTCCTGTTTCAAATGCCATCTGAACTCCTAAATCTAATGCTGAAGGAAGTAATCCGTTTGCAATTGGTATTTCAACGCCCGGGACTCTTCCCGTTACGCCGATTGCATCTGAGAAACTCCAGAAGTACATTGAACTTTGTGCATTTGATGTTGATCCTGTTGCTGATATACAAGTCCCGCCTAATGTACTAAGCACTCTTCCAACGCCGTCTATCTCTGCCGCTGTTGTTGCTGTATTGCCATAGTATGCTTTGCTGTTGAAAGTATTAGCCATAGCTGAAAGAAATCCTGCATCTTCTTTCTGTCTGAAAGCATTAGCTCCTTCTTTTGCTCTGTCTGCGATTGATTTATCAACTTCAGATACTCCGAGCATATCCTTACATTCAACAATTACATCCTGGATAACGGATTTCTGCGGAGTTACGCCACCGTTAAGATTTCTGAATCCCACTGTTGGGAGTGAGCTCCTTCTTTGATACTTATACATTCCGCCATCAATCGGTTTTACCGGAGCAAGCGTGAAAAAAGCATTCATCTGCGAAAGTGATTCAACAATACCTATAGTCGGCTCATTGCCTGATCTTTTCGCAAGGTCTATTAATGTTAATTTTGCCATTTTATAATTTTAAAATTTTATGATTTGTAAATCCCCGCCATTTTCTCTTCAGGAGTTTTTTCGTAACCTTTTTCGTTACTTGAAAAATTCCTTAACCTGTCAGTCGGAGTTTTAGTTTTAAATTTTTCTGCTATTGCTTCTAATTCTGTCAGAGGCAATTTATTAAAGGATTCAGTCCACACTCCCGCAGTCTCCAAGTCTTTTTTAACTGCATCTTTTTTCTTGTTTATATATTCCTCAAACTCTTTTACTTTCGGTTCATATTCAGAAATCAGCTTATCTTTTTCTTCAAGCAGTTCTTTATACTTGCCTTTTTCTTTTAACTCTTTTTCCTTCGCAGCCAATTCCGCTTTTTCATACGCTGATAAT